GCTTACAAGCTTGTCTTTAGAAGGTTCTGTTTGGTTGCATACCTACTACTGCAATGTAGATGACATCAACTTTAATGGTGTTCAAGGTGAACCTAAGAAAGTTGCTTTAACTCTTCATAACCCAGACATGGATGCTATAGGTTACCAAATAAGAAACCTAGTTCCAGAAGCTACACCCAAATACCTAACCAATTACACCTATAGCGGTAACAGAGGTGATGCTAGTTGGTTCTACAACGGTTCTAAAACTCTTGTAATAACTGAGGATTACCTGAGTGCTTACAGGATCTTTCGTGACACAGGTCTCAGTAGTGTGGCACTGCTTAGAACAACAATTTCAGATAGAACGCTAAGACAGATACATGAGCTTAACTTTACCAAAGTGTGTATCTGGCTTGATCCCGATGAAGCAGGTGTTGAAGGAGCAACTAAAGCTTATAAAAAACTAACTCACTTTCTTCCTAATGAGGTTCTTTGCTTGTCTTTAAAAAAAGATAGAGAACCTAAAGAATGTACCAAAGAAGAACTCAAGGTTATCCTACATGGATTATGACTTAATCTATCTTTGCTCTCAGAGCAAGGAGAGTTTGGCTAAGTACAGGAGGTACATCAAACCTCATGTAGTAGTTAAAGAAACCAACACCATCCTAGATGGTATGGACAAATACTACAAAGCCTTTCCAGGTCTAAGCAAGTTTGATTGGGAACCGTTCTCAGCTTACTTGATCTCTGATCAAAGCAAAAGGCTTACTGATGATTCTATTGTCAAGCTTCGCATGGCACTTACAAAGTCTAAGACTTTTGTACCTCACCATGCACATGAGGAAGTCATCAAGACCCTCATAGAGCTTGATTACCTAGCACAGATTATGGAAGAGTGTGAGAAGGTCAAGGAAGGATCTAGTGACCTTGAGCATGTTCATATCTTAGCTACCAACGCACTCAAAGATGTTGAAAGGTACATTGACAAAGACGATCTGTTTGTGCTTCCTGACTTATCTGCTATTTCTGATCGTATCAGTTCGTCTGGTTATGAGTGGAGATTGGATCAGCTTAATAGGAGTCTTGGTCCTTTGCGGTCTGGTAACTTTGTTATTGTTGCTGCTAGGGTGGAAGTTGGTAAAACTACTTTCTTAGCTAGTGAAGTCAGTTACATAGCTGCACAGTTACCCAAGGGTCGCCCAGTTGTTTGGGTCAACAACGAAGAAGAATCTTCAGTAGTCTTTTTTCGCATAGTCCAAGCAACACTAGGCCAAGAGTCTAAGACCATCATTGCAGACTCAGCAGGGGCTATGAGTCGCTATGAGCATTACATGGGTGGTGACAAGAACAAGATTCGTGTTACTAAAGACACAAACCATGTAAGGGACTTGGAGACTTTGTTTAGGGAAGTTAATCCAGGGTTGATTGTGTTTGATCAACTTGACAAAGTTAATGGGTTCAAAGGGGAAGAACGTGAAGACATCATGCTCGGAAAAATCTACAAGTGGGCACGCGAGCTTGCTAGGACTTATGGTCCTGTCATTGCAGCTAGTCAGCTTAGTGCTTCGGTTGTGGATCTTAAAGATCCTCCATTTATCGGGATGGATGCTCTCCGTGGAAGTAAGACGGACAAACCGGGTGAGGCTGATGTGGTCATCACATTGGGAAAATATAAAGACCCTAAGAATCCTGAAGAAGAAATGATCAGGACTATCAACGTTCCTAAGAACAAACTACCGGGAGGTGGAACCAAACAAGTAGAGTCAGAGCGTCATGGTCAGTATCTTGTGACCATTGATCCCATCAGAGCACGTTTTGAGTAACTAACCATAGAAAGAAGGCTGGAAAACCATGACCAAGCCGCTATTCGTAGCTATTGACGTTGAGACAACACTCAACGGCAATGAAGACGTAGGGTTAGCACACCCTATGCACCCAGATAACAGAATTGTTTTGTTTGGAATGTCAAATCCATACACACCTCTGTCATCTGTTGTTACCGTGTCAGACATGGATCTTGTTGAAGGCTATTTGTACTTAGCAAAAGATGCGTCTGTGTTTTGTGGTCACAACATATCTTTTGATTTGCTGTACTTGTATGGCACAAATCACCACCTTAAATACAAACTACAAAAACACACAATCTGGGATACACAACTTGCTGAGTACATCCTTACAGGACAACGTAGCAAGTTCTCTAGCTTAGATGAGTTGTCTTTGAAGTACGGTCTTCCTATCAAGGATGACAAAATCAAAGCTTACTTCAAAGCTGGTCTTGGGTCTGACAAGATCCCCGCAGATGAACTTATACCTTACCTAGAACAGGATTTAAGAAACACACGGGCTATAGCACACCTACAATTTGATGAAGCTGTTAAGCAGAATCAATTGACTTTGATTCTTAGTCAGATGGAAGCTCTCCATGCAACAACGGAGATGATGTTTAACGGTCTACACATTAATAAAGCTAAACTGGATGAGTACACAGTTGAAGTTGTCAATGAGTACGTTGATGTCAAGATTGCTTTAGAAGACCTGTCTCATGGGTATGTTGAAGACATCAACAGCCCTAAGCAATGGTCTCAGTTCTTCTTTGGTGGTGTAAAGAAAGTTAAAGTCAAAGAAGAAGTTGGTGTTTACAAGAACGGTAACACCAAGTACAAGCTCATGGACAAAGAGTTTGTCATCAAACCTTTTATCAGGTACACACCTGATCCTGACAAAGTGTCTGCAAAGACTGGTCAAGTGAGTGTTGATGACACAGTGCTTAATGACATGCTTAACCACACCTTTGATCCTAGGTGTCTAGCAGTCATCAAAGCGTTGTTGAAGTACCGTGAGCTATCCAAGCAGCTATCAACCTACGTACAAGGGTTGAGCAAGCATGTGATAGGAGAATTCATCCACGGCAAGCTGAACCACACTGCAACAGTCACAGGAAGACTGTCATCTACCAACCCTAATTTGCAGAATATCAGTAATAACCCTATCAAGAAGATCTTCACTTCAAGGTATGATCTAGTTGGTCTTGGCAACGGACTGATCGTAGAGGTGGACTTCAACCAGCTAGAAGTTGTAGCTCTTGCCCATGTTACTAAGGACAAGCAACTTATAGAAGACATCTCTGGTGGAGCAGACATTCACAGTGCTCTCTACAAGGACATGTTCGGTAGGATGCCTACCAAAGAAGAGCGCAAACCCTTCAAATCTAGAACATTCCAACTTATCTATGGTGCAGGTGCTAGAGCTATCAGCAAACAAGCTGGTTGTAGCCTTGATGAAGCTAAGAAGTTCATTGATGTGTTCTACACACGTTATCCATCAGTAGCTAAATGGCACACAGACTTTGCTGCTCATGTAGAGAAATGGGCTAGGTACGAAGAAGTTGATGGAATGAAAGAAAAAATGAGGACGTACACACATCTAACAGAGACTGGTCGTAAGTTCTCTTTCAAAGAGTACTACAACGAGAGTAGCTGGTCTGATAGGACGTACAACTTCTCTCCCACAGAATTAAAGAATTACCCCATACAGGGGTTGGCTACTGGAGACATTGTTCCCATGATGTTGGGGATCATCTTCAGGAAGTTTGTAGGCAGGGAGGATGTGAAGATGGTCAACACTATTCACGATTCCTTGATGTTTGATGTGCGGGTGGAATCATCCGTTAACTTTATATTGGAGATCACAGACATACTTAAAGAAACACACAAGTACTTTGAAGCGATGTTTAAAACGCCCCTAGCTCTGAAGCTCAATGCAGGAGCTAGTTTTGGCACCAATTGGTTTGAAATGGAAGAAATGTAACATGACTATGCAAACAGGTATTGTTGAACAAGTATCCACCAAAGAAGTAAACACTAAGTTTGGTCCTAAGCCAACTTACTCGATGAAAATTGCTGGTATTTGGATCAAGTGTGGCTTCAAAGATCCTGGTGTTCAACCTGGGTATGACGTTGAGTTTGATGGTGTCAGTGGTACTTATGGTGTTGAGACTAAAGCAGTCAAGATCCTTAGCCGTAGCGCAGCAACGGTAACAGTTACTAGTAGCGCGACAGCGCCACAAGCAGCAGCCGCTCCCAAAGCGGCCTACAGCAGTGGTTACAACAAGGTCTTTCCTATCCCAGCTTTGCACGGTGATCGTGCAATCGTTCGTCAGAACGCACTAGCTAGGGCAACAGACCTTTACATTGCTGCAAGAGGTCAAAAACCCTTTGAGTTGGAAGTTACAACGTTGGACTTGGTTATTGCTTTTGCTCGTAAGTTTGAAGCTTACACAGCAGGTGATCTTGACATGGCAGAAGCTATGAAAGAAAACCTGGAAGCAGTACCACTAGAAACAACAACATAAGGTTTTGGGAATCGTTAAGCCAGCATTCGAGGATGGTAATGTGTTAAGTTTTCTGGTTTTCCTTAACACATGGTTTAAGCCTAAATCGAGATTCCCTTTTTTATAGTGAATTATAGAGGTCAATAAAGAAATTTATTGGCCTATTAGACTGCAATCTTGCATAACTAGTTAGGATTTAAAAATGTTAAAGACCTCTGAAGAACTTGTAGAAGAGTTGTTGGAAAAGTGGTCAGATGCCATGTCTGTTGATGAACTAGTTGGTTTTTACAAAGAAGTTACTAGGGACAATCTTAGGGACGAAGGAGATGAAGACATAAAAGAATATGCTGAAACACACGGTATTTCTCTTGAACATGAGGTGTTGTTATGAAAGCACTAGTAGATGGTGACATTGTGGTTTATAGAGCCGCAGCATCAGCAGAAGAAGATGAAGTTTGGATAGCTTGTGCTAGAGCCGATCAGATGATGCAAGACATCATTGCAGACACAGGAAGCACGGAATACAGCGTGTACCTGACAGGTAAGAGTAACTTCCGTAGGGAGCTTACAGAGACTTACAAGGCTAACCGTCCTGACAATCGTCCTAAGCATTGGGCAGCAGTTAGGGACTACTTGGTGATGCAACACAAAGCTGTTGTGTGTGATGGCTTTGAAGCAGATGACCAGCTAGGTGTCGATCAAGACAAGACACATGGAACAACAGTTATCTGTAGCATCGACAAAGATCTACTCCAGATCCCAGGTAAACACTACAACTTCGTTAAGAAGATACACCAGGAAGTCACACATGACCAAGGTCTTAAAGCTCTTTTTATACAAAGTTTGGTTGGAGATCGCAGCGACAATATCAGCGGCATCGGAGGTATTGGACCTGTTAAAGCGGAAAAAGTGTTGGGAGGATTACTTCCCGAAGAATACTACGAAGCCTGTAGAAGCCTCTACAACGACGACGAAAGGTTCCACCTCAACATGAAGCTACTCTACATCTGGCAGAAGCCTAACGACATGTGGATGCCCCCTAATGCCACGGCCTAAGAAACATCTACAAGCAGGCTATAGAAGTGGTTTGGAAGTTAGATTCCAGACTGCTTGTGAAGCTAGAGGTTGGAATCTTGGTTACGAACAAGACAAGATCAAGTACCTAATCCCTGAAAGCAAGCATAGTTACACACCAGACTTCACTGTTACTAAGAACTATTACATAGAGACCAAGGGTCTTTGGGTAGCAGCAGACAGGAAGAAAGCCCTACTCATCAAGGAACAACACCCGGATATAACAATCCTCTATGTGTTCCAACGAGATCAACCTCTCTACAAAACTAGCCCTACAGGGTACATAGAGTGGGCTAAAAAGAATGGTTTGGATGCTTGTACGTTTGCAGACACTAGCCACTGGACCAACTACATACTTAGGAATATATGATCAAACTACCACAACCACAGCGTGATGCCATCAAAGCTCACACCCGAACAAAAGTCAGGGGACAGTTTTTGGATACTGAAAACACTGAGCTTAACAAATTCATCAAGCATCTACAGCGTCAGTATCCAGATGCCTTTCAAGATGACACCTCTATGAGGTTAAGGGTGTTCTTTGATGAACCACACACTGAAGTTCCTCACGCTAGGTCTATTCGCAAGGAACACCAAGAATATCGTAATGCTTTGTTGACTGCTGACATCAAACAACGGATGGGAACATGAACGAGAACATCGAAAGGCTGTGCAAAGAGTTACTGCACTACGATGACATGATCTTCGGGTGGGAAGACACGGTAAACCGTGTTGCTGAAGCTATTGCCAGGGAGTGCGCCAAAATTGCGGTAGCAATTCCGTGCCCGATAGAGGAGGGTATTAGCAGACAAACCCAGGGACACACCTGGGACATGGCTTGTGTTGCAGCGTCAATGAAAATAAAAGAACATTTTGGGGTAACAAAATGAACGAACGAATCCGGTGGTTTATGGAAGAGTGCTTTGACGTTACGGTTGACGGTCGCGGGCGTGAAGAGTGTTGCGCTGACTACATCAACGTGGAGAAATTTGCCGATTTGATTATCCGGGAGTGCGCAGAATTGAGCACAGGCTATACCGGCAACGTCAAGTTGCTGATAATGAACCACTTTGGAATGGAACCATGAACGAACAAATCAAAGCGCTAGCGAAGTCTAAAAAAGCGAAACCGTAATATGTCCTACGACTGGGGAAGAACGATGAGTGAAGATACTGACAAACCGTACGCCTGGATGGCAGTGGGCGGCACGATCTGGAACCACAAAACCAGCGAAGATGATGTGCCGTTGTACACAAAACCCCAATGGCAGGGGCTGTCGGAGAAGGAAATAGATGCAATCACAAAGAATGTGATTGCTTTTAAGAGTGATGTTGTAAAGTTTATTAGAGAAACAGAAGCAAAGCTACGCGAGAAGAACACATGAACGAACTTTTACTTGCGTTTGGTAGCGGGCTGATTGGCATACTTATCGGAATCATCATTGTTGTTTGGGTGGGGGGCAAATGCGAGAGAAACCTAGACCTCCTGCTGTGCGATGCCCAAGCAGAAAACGAGCGCTTGAAGCGCGAACTAAAATATCAAGATGCCCGAGAGAGTCACATTGGAGCCATCAAAGAACGGAAAGCGGCATGACTGAAACCGAAAGAAAGCTAGACTTACTCTTAGGGGATGCACTTGCCGAAAACGACAAACTTAGCAAAGCAAACGCCTATCTTGTCAATGCGACAGCTTTCGCGTTGGCTGAAGTTACCACTCTCAAGAAGCGACTTACTTACCAAGACGATAGGGAGGGATGGGTTGGTACGCACTCGCCGGAATGTTGGACGTTTGGTCCGCGTCACTACGAGTGCGCGTTGCGGCACATAAGGGGTTCAAATGACTGACAACGTAAACAACCCTCCGCACTACAAGCAGGGCAACATCGAGTGCATCGAAGCAATCCAGGCCGCACTGACTGAAGAAGAGTTCCGGGGCTACTGCAAAGGTAATGCTATGAAATATATCTGGCGTGAGAAACACAAAGGCGGGGAAGAGTCCATTAAAAAAGCGGCGTGGTATTTAGACTATATGATGCAGTCGTGGTGAGTGATGTCACAGATACAAGATAGCAACCCAGATGTTGCGCGTTGTGCTTCCGTTGTTATGGGGTTACCCAATGGTTTGCGTTCTGCAGAAATAGCAGCGTTGCTAGTAACATTTAGCAAAGACAAAGTAAACCGATTGCTTACAATCAACCGCAGGATTGGAGTCCTAAAGCTGTACGGGGCACTGTGGGTTGAACCTCAGTTCTACGATGCGCTACGTGATGATGAAATAGCAGAAGCTAAGATGCTCAAGAAAATGCGTGAAGCAAAGCGTATGCTCGTGAAGAAGCTTAAAGCCCGTGAGTCCCCACCTCGCAATGCTAATAGACTTCATGCACCCAACAGCGTCTTTCAATTAGCACAATTTATGGGTCTAAGCAGTGTTTAGTAAAAAATCGTATACTTTTCGTCCTCCTAGTGTTGGTTGGTGGCCTACGGGTTACCACACTTTACGTTGGTGGGATGGTAAACACTGGAGTTGGACTTGCTTTGATTCTGACAACCTAAAACAGGTTGCCAAATATGCTGACAAGCATGAGGACAAACACATGGTTGTTCACTGGTATCACAGACCAAAACACTGGCCTGAAAGGAGTAAAACGTAAAATGAGTGACGAACAGGATGCAGACTTGTTGTACTACCGGGCTGCTTTTAGAAATAGTTTGCTTTGGGCACTAATCCTAGTGTGTGTTATTGGGTTGATCATTGTTTTGTGCTAGACACCATCATGACTATTAAACAAAAAAAGGATCACAAAAACAAAGGAACAGAAGGAGGTTTCAACTGGAAAACAAAAACCTATAGGGTAAAGCATTCCCTTAGCTCCGAAGACATAAAGAAGTCTAAGAAATACAAAGACTTCTTACAAAAGGATTGTGTTAATGATGATGACCAAGACGATAAACGGTAGCTTTAAGACTAGCTTTGCAGCTAACATTTTTAGATTTAAGTACGCACAGAACCCTAGTGACACCTGGGATCAGCTTGCTGACAGGTTGGTAGAGGATGTTTGTGGTACTCGTTGGGGTACTAGTAACAAGTTGATGTCAGACAGTGACCGTAAACAACTTGCACAGTACATTAAAGAGATGAAGTTTGTTCCAGGTGGTCGATACCTGTACTACGCAGGTAGACCCTTCAAGGCATATAACAATTGTTATCTTCTTCGTGCTGAAGAAGACACTCGAGAAGAGTGGTCTTCAGTAACTTGGCGAGCTATGTCTTGCCTTATGACTGGTGGAGGTATTGGAATTGATTACTCAAGGCTTAGAGCAGCAGGTAAAACACTTAGCCGAACTGGAGGCACTGCTTCTGGACCTATACCACTCATGTATGCGATCAATGAAATTGGGCGTAATGTCATGCAAGGAGGCAGCAGACGCTCGGCAATATACGCGAGTCTTAATTGGCAACATCCAGACGTTAATAAGTTCCTTGTTACTAAGAACTGGACACCAGAAGTAAGAGCTGCTAAAGAGAAAGACTTCAATGCTCATGCTCCTTTGGACATGACTAACATCAGTGTCAACTACGATGATGCTTCTTTAGATGGTGGACTAGCAGACAACCCCATTTTCCTACAGAATGTTCGTCAAGCAATGGAGACTGGTGAACCAGGGTTCTCCTTTAACTTTGGAGATAAGCAAAATGAAACGCTTAGAAATGCCTGCACCGAGGTTACGTCTGAAGATGATAGTGACGTATGCAATCTTGGCTCAATCAATATGGGCAATATTGAGAGTCTGGAAGAGTTCAAGTCGGTGGTTGAACTGGGAAGTAAATTCCTTGTCTGCGGGACACTACGAGCAGATCTCCCTTACGAAAAAGTCTATAAGGTTAGAGAGAAGAACCGAAGGCTCGGGTTGGGCCTTATGGGTATACACGAATGGCTCCTCAAAAGAAAAAGCTCCTACGAAGTAACACCAGAACTACACACTTGGCTAAAGGAATATAAGGATGGATCAGAATCAGCAGCCAACAATCACTGTGACCGATTGTTTGTCTCTCGTCCAGCAGCATATCGAGCAATTGCACCCACTGGGAGCATTGGAATCCTTGCAGGTACTACAACGGGAATTGAACCACTATTCTCTGTCGCTTATAAAAGGCGTTATCTCACCGATGGTACAAAATGGAGATATGAATATGTTGTTGACTCCACCGCAGACCTCCTTATCAAAGAATATAGTCTTGCCCCAGAGTCGATTGATACTGCCTACAAGTTGAGCCACAACTATGAGCAGCGAATTAAGTTCCAAGCAGACGTACAAGATTATGTTGACATGTCAATTTCATCCACAATCAATCTTCCTTCGTGGAATGCAAAAGGGAACGAAGAAAGTTCAGTTGGAGTGTTTGCATCAATACTTGCTAAGTATGCTCCGAGGCTTCGCGGATTCACATGCTACCCAGATGGAAGTCGTGGAGGTCAACCCCTAACCGAAGTACCTTACGAAGAAGCTATAAAGCACAAAGGTGTCATCTTTGAAGAACATGACATCTGTGACATCAGTGGCAAAGGTGGTAGCTGTGGTGTGTAACTAGTAACAACTCTTAAAAGTAAGAAGCCCCTTAATAGGGGCTTTTTTATGTTATTACTTAGCAGCTACGTTGTTTATTTTTTCTAGTGTTCTTAGTCCACCTAAACCTAACATACCCATAAGAATGGGCATCATCTCAGTCATATTAGCTGGTAATACTTCTATTTTATAAGCAGTAAAAGCTAAAGCAACCTTAAAAATAGGAAGACCAATCCAGTTCCAAGCACAAGCAGCACCGCATATCCAACCTATAGCCGGTCTCCAACCGGATACAAACACACTAGGATTAGCAGCTTCAGTCTTGTTGATGTCTAGTTGTCCTTGAACAACCATAACAGCAGCAGCTAGTTGTTGTGCTTCAGCAGCACTCTTGTCAGGCCATATTTTACCTATAACAGTTTCAACTAAACTGGATACAGCACCAACACCTGTAACATCAAGTCCCATCTTAAACTCCTACATGGGTGTTAAAAAGTTTTTGTTCAGCAAGTCTACGGTTCTTTAGGCCGTTAACTTCTACAAACATACCATTAGACCTAATCTTGTCCCACACTAGAAACTGGTTAAAGGCTTCATTGAAGTCGTTAGTGTTAACCTTCTTCAACAAAGTAGAATTTTGTAGAGCATGGTTGCCTACGTTGTAAGCAAAGATTACCAAAGCATCAAACTGGTTTTGGTTGATGGTACTAGTAACACAACCGTTCACACAGTCAACAGCTTTTTGTACATCCCTAGTTAGAAGCTCAGTAGCTTTAACTTGGTCGATGATGTCGCCTGTAGCTACACCATCTCCTTTAACAATCAGATGACCATAACCAACAGTCATCTTACCTCCAGAGTCAGG